ATGAAAAACCAGAAAAACCAATAGAGTCAGATTTTAGAATTATTGAAAACAATTTGGATTCGACAAATGATATTGGAATGAATTGTAGATTAGGAATGTATGCAAATAAAACAATATACATTGATCTAGAAACTGGCACCACTAAGACAACTGATTACAAAATATCTGAAGTTGGTTTGAAAAAATCACCGAAGTTACCAAATGGATTAGAAGAGTTTCCAACTCGATTGATGTTAAGATTATTAGATAAAGGAGCGATGCAAAAAGGTTCTAAGAAAGATGAAGGAGAGAAGGAAACCGAGCTTGCCATCTTTCAAAATAAGGCTTATGCTAGAAATAATTTACTATTCTCACAATCATTAAGTATTTCTGTTCCTTTTAATCCTGATATGAGAGCTGGTCAAATGATTGAGGTCAAATTGCCAGTCAAGAAAAGTGATGATCAAAGTCAAACAGATTATGGATCAGAGAGAGATAATGATATTAGTGGAAAGTATCTGGTGTCTGAATTAAAACACATCATAGGTAATAAAAAAGCAAACACACAATTAAAATTAATTCGTGATGTCTTTACCGCTTAAATAAAAGAAACAGGAGAATCAAATGAAATCAATCGAAGATCACATTGAATACGACAAAAAGATTGCTGACAACCCACAAGCGAATCCAGCAGCAAGAAGACATGCTAAGGAAGAGTTGCATGAACTCGAAGAGTATGTAGAACATCATAAAGAAGAAATCAAAGCTGGTGATCATCATGATCCAAATGCTTTAGAATTATTCTGTGATATGCACCCTGATGAACCAGAGTGTTTAATATACGACGACTAATTGAATGTATCAACAATCAACTAATTTTTGGGGAAAAGATCCTATGAAGTGGTGGATTGGTCAAGTGACCGATCCAGAAAAAGGAGAGTGGGGAGATTCCTTAGAAAAGACACAAGCAGATGATCCTGATAAAAAAGACATTTATGCATTTAGATGTCGTGTTCGTATTGTTGGATATCATGATTGTTCTGATGACTTACCAGATAAGGATTTACCTTTAGCACACATCTTACTACCACCTAACGTTTCTACAATTGGTGGTTGTGGTGATACGGTGAATTATCAAGGTGGAGAAGTGGTTGTTGGTTTCTTTGCTGATGGTGATGATGGTCAACAACCAGTTATATTTGGGACATTGTTCAGACAACCATTTGTTGATGATGAACTCTCGACTGCAATGTTTAATGCAAAGAGACAAACTTGTTTCACGCCATATACACCACCAAAAGTGAAACAGATGGCAAACAAGACTCAGATATTTAAAACTAATCCAACAAATGTCAAACATTCGGCTGGTGAAGTTAATAAAACAAACGCACAGGATCAAGAACAAAACTCTACAAATATAACCACTGATACTTTTAGTCCTTGTGAAGATAATGAGATATCAAAGATAAGTAATGCAATCAAAAAATTTACAAAAAATGTGAACGCACTTCAGACTGTTGGAACTGGTTTGACGATTGATCCACTTTACGGTGGTGTGATTGATATGCAAGAAGAAATAAAAGCAACCACTAATTTAGTTCATAACTCCATGACAAAACTAATTCGTCGTGGTCGTTCGTGGTTGATTCAAGATACTCTTGATAAGTTAGATAAAAGAATGGAGAATAGTGTTGATAAATTTAATCAGGTTGTGGTGGGTCAAGCTACAAATGCACTAACAAGCACTATTTTTTGTAACATTGAAAAGATACAGGATGAATTGAAAGATTATCTTCTTGATAGTTTAGAAAATATGATTGGTCAGGTACTAGATGTTCCCATTTGTGGTGTCGAAAACTTTCTGGGTGATATGTTTGGTCAGATCAATAACCTCATAGACTCAGCCCTTGGTGGTATGTTTGGTCAATTAAACAGTTTGATGGGTATTAATTTAAAACTTCCAAGTGCAACGTTTTCAAAGGCAATTAAATTTGCAAATATCATTACAAATGTTCTTGACTGTGATAAGGTAAACTGTCCACCAACAACTGCTTTTTCATCAAAGTCTGGAGTCACACAGGCGATTGAAGATGGTTTTGATGTTTTCGGTAATATACTTGACAAAGCTGGATTGAGTTCTATTACTAATCTCGCTGAGGGTATTGATAGTATTGCAGATGGAATTCCAGCGTTACCGAGCGCCCCAAATTGTAGCACTAATGTTCTTAAATGTGGCCCACCAAGAGTTGATTTCTTAGGTGGTGGAGGCACAGGTGCAAGTGGAAGTGCGATTGTAAATGCACTCGGCAGAGTGATTGGAGTTGCAATTGCAGGGCCTGGAAGTGGATTCACATCACCACCTTTACTCTCATTTTTTGATAGTTGTGACAAAGGATATGGAGCTGGAGGATATGTTAAAATTAAAGATGGTTCAGTTACAGGTGTTGTAATCACAAGTGGTGGTCAAGAGTATCTACCAAACACAACGGAGACAACTCTCAATCCAGATGGATCTTTAACTGAAAAAGAAGTAATTCCAGATCCAAATGCAAACTATGATGGAGCTGTGTCTTACGTTACATCATTAGATAGTATTGCTATTGAAAACGTTGGATCTGGATATGCAGATGATGACACACTTACAGTTGAGGGTGGGTCAATATCAACTGCTGATGGAGTAGGACAAGCACAAGTAGATCTAAACATTCAAGATGGGTTTATAGTAGGTGCGAACGTTGTAAATGGTGGATTTGGATTTACCAAACTCCCAGATTTAACAATAAATAGTGATACTGGAGCTGGCGCTAAATTATTGCCAGTTCTGAAATTTACTAAGGTTGATGATGCATCTCAACTTGCTCAGGTAACTCAAGATGCTGTTGTAACTGTAATTAGTTGTATTGAAAAATAAAATGTCAAAAGCACCAGACGATAAAAAAAATCTAGAGAGAACGGTAAAATTAAGATATGCCGTTCAAAGTGGACAAAGTTCAATACATGGAGATACCTTGTATCAAGTGCAGACAGCGGAGGCACAGTCCTTTGGTTTCTATGCGAATACGGGTCAAGGTGCCTCTGGTGGAGGGCCTGGAACAGGTAAACATGTTTTGTACACGCCAGGAATGTCAATGGAAGTTCTTGGTGAGGGTTTGAAAGTTAGAGATGCTGGCGATATATCTCAACTCCCTGCAAAAATTGTAAAAGCCAAAAAAGGTGATATGATATTTGAGTGTGAAAATGGTAATATAATATTAAGAGCGAAAAACATTTTTGTTGATGCGAATGGTGGTGGTCAAGATGGTCAATTCACTGTTAAGGCAGAAAGAATTGCAGATATCGCAGCTCCTGATATTCGTGTTCAAGGTGAAAAGATTACAGTCAAAGCGTCTAAGGATATGACTGTAATTGCCAAAGGTCAATTTGAACTTAAATATGGATTTATGGTCGCTGCGGCCTTTGCTGATGAAAATTTTGGTGCATTGACAGCAAATCTGAAGAAGACACAATTATCAACAACAAGGAGTACTCCAAAGTAATATGAACATATCTAGATTACAAACAGATAAATTAATTGTAGGAACTAATGATGTTTCTTATGTTGCACCTGATACTTCACCTACTGGGACTGCGGTATTGAATGGCCCTGTTTATATTGGAAAAACTGGTGCATCGCCAGGGTATGAAGGAGTTTTAAATGTAACATCTAATTCTGCATCTCAAAACTCATTAGATACTCAACCAGCTTGTAGTGCAAATTTAGCAATTAAAGCTGATGGTAATGTAAAAGTAGATGGTGATGGTAAAACCGCAAATGCTTTAGACGTTACTGGTAACACTTTAACAACTGGTGATGCAGTTATAACAGGTGATGCTACTATACAGGGCACAACATTCGCCTCTGTACAGGGAAGTATAAATGTTCAAGGTTGGAAAGGATTTGATATTAAACATCCCACAAAAGAGGGATATCGATTAAGATACATATGTTTAGAAGGCCCAGAGGGTGGCGTTTATCATCGTGGTAGAATTACAGGGACAAACGTAATTAATCTACCAGATTACTGGAAAGATTTAGTTGATATCGATAGTATTACTGTTCAGTTACAACCAATCGGAAGACAACAAAATCTTGTGATTCAAGAAATTGATAAAGATTTTATTGTTATTGTAGAGGACTCAACTAACACTGATTTGATTACTGATTTATCAACTATTGATTGTTTCTATCATATATACGGTACAAGAAAGGATGGAGAAGTTCTTATTCCAGAGTATGAGGGTGAAACTCCAGCTGACTATCCAGGCAACAACAATCAATACTCCATTGCTGGATATCATTATGATAAAAGAACAATCTGAAGTTCATAAATAAACTTAGACAGAATCTGTAATTAGAGAAAAATAGGATGCCCCTTTCAAGACTGGAGAATTTTCTAAAGAATATACAAGGTAACGTCATCTACGTTGATCCCAATGAATTGGATGCGACTGATAGTATTGAAAACCAAGGAAACTCCCAAACACGACCATTTAAAACCATACAGAGGGCTCTGATTGAAGCTGCTAGGTTCTCTTATGTTGTAGGACAAAGAAACGATAAGTTTGATTTAACAACTATAATTCTTGCTGCTGGTACACACACAGTTGATAACAGGCCAGGATTTATACCCTATAGTTCTGGTGGTAATGCAAGATATTTCACAAGATTTGGATCAAGTAATCAGGTATTAAGTCCATTTGGATTAGGTAGTAACTTTGATTTAACCTCACCTGACAACGAATTATACAAATTAAATAGTGTTCGTGGTGGTGTAATCATCCCTAGAGGAACATCTATTGTAGGTAAAGACCTTCGTAAGACAAAAATAAGACCAAAATATGTTCCAGATCCAGAGAACGGTAATATCGATCCGACTGCAATATTCAGACTAACTGGTGCTTGTTATATTTCACAATTCACCATCTTTGATGGTGATCCATCTGGTAATGTATATAAAGACTACACTTCAAACTTATTCACACCAAGTTTCTCTCACCATAAACTAACTTGTTTTGAGTATGCTGATGGTGCAAATGCAGTTACAATTAATGACAGTTTCTTAAATGTAAACTCAACATCAACTGACCTTGATATGTATTATCAGAAGGTTGGTGATGTTTATGATGCTGGTACAGGAAGAGCAATCGAACCAGACTTCCCATCAGGTAGTCTTGATTTCCAGACAAGAGTTGAAGAATATCGTATTGTTGGTTCAAAAGGACAACAGGTTGGTATTTCATCTATCAAGTCTGGCGATGGTGCAACTGCATCTACAGTAGTTACTGTTGATTTGGATGCAACACTTACAGATCTTTCAATCGATACACCTGTTCGTATCTCTGGTATTAGTACATCTGGATATAATGGCATCTTTGTTGTATCAGAAGTCGTATCTACCACACAGTTTAAATATGTGGTTGGTGCTGCACCAAACAACCCACTACCAACACTGACAAGTGCAAACGTGAACATTGAAGTTGATACAATCAACTCTGCTTCACCATACTTATTCAACCTATCGAAGAGATCTGTCTTTGGTATGAATGGTATTCACTTAGATGGTGCAAAGGTTACAGGATTTAAGAGTGGATTACTTGCACAGTTTACAGGTAACGCACTTCAGAAAGATGATAAGGCGTTTGTAAGATATAATTCAACATCTGGACAGTATGAGGATTACACAAGCGTAGATAACTTACACTTAGATCCATCTGCTGTATATCGTCCAGAATATGAATCAACTCATGTTCGTTCATCAAATGACTCAGTTATACAAGCTGTTTCTGTCTTTGCGATTGGACATAAGAGTCAATATGTAGCAGATACAGGTGGTGAACTATCACTTGCAAACTGTAATGCTAACTTTGGTGAGAACGCACTTTTATCTGACGGATTTAAAAAATCTGCATTTACTCCAGACAACGCTGCATATATTACACACATCATTCCACCAAAAGAAATTACTGATGGAACTGCAAATGTAGATTATCTAACCATTGATGTTGATAAGACAATTGGTGTAGGTACAGTTACAAGACTATACTTTGAAGGATTTACAAACCAAGATGCACCACCACCTCATGTTGTAGATGGATATCGTTTTGGTGCTGCATTAGACGATAAAGTAAGATTGCAATTAAATATCAATGGAAATGAAGGTGACTTTGTTTCTAAGATTGTGATGCCAACTGCAACTGGTATTACAACTAATACTGGTGAGAAGAGATATGTTGTTGATAATGCTGTTGGTGTAAGTAGTATTAGTTCAAATATTATATCATTAAAGACCGATCATAATCTAATTACTGGTGAATCGATTCGTGTTATTGCAAATGATGGTTTCTTACCTGATGGACTAGAAGAAGATCAAGTTTACTTCACAATTAAGGGTAGTAATGCAAATGACCTTAAGATTGCAAGAACTTTAAATGATGCATTAGAAGGTACAGCACTTACAATTAACAATACTGGTGGTGAACTTGTGGTTGTTAGTCGTGTATCTGATAAGAAGTCTGGTGATATTGGACATCCTATTCAATTTGATATTTTAAACAAACACTGGTATGTTAATGTTTCAAATGAATCTATAGATAATGAGATTTATCCTACATTTGTTGGAGTTGGAACAACTGCTCTTGGTGCGAATACACCTAAATCATTCTTCATAAGAAAGGAAAATTCAAGAAGTATTGAAGACTCAATCTATAAGTTTAGATATGTTATCCCTGCTGGTATTACAACTGCAAGACCACCAATTGAAGGTTATGTTTTACAAGAAACCAGTGATACAACAGGTTCAACTGATGCAGAAATCACATCGACATCATTAACAAACATAGATGATCAAAGAAACTTCCACTTTGTTAATGAGGCAAACTGGTCATCATCAAGTAACGTTGCAACATTAATGTCAGAGGAACCTCATAACTTGACCGTTGGTTCTGTTGTGAATGTTAATAAGGTTACATCTGGTAATAACGCAACTGGTATTGGTAGTTCTGGATTCAACGGAAGATTCTCTGTCATAGGTATCACAAGTGCAAGAGGATTCCAATACTCATTGAATGCAAATCCAGGCTCATCTACTCTTGATGCACAGACAAGAACTGTAGATAACATGCCTAACTTCTCGAAGAATGAGTACGCACAGAGTTTTTATATCTATGAATCAGAGGAAGTTAAGGAACATATCACAGGAGAACAAGATGGTGTTTATCATTTAACGTGCCTACATTATGATGTTAGACCAACTGTATCACCATTTACAAATTATAAGTTCAGTCAACCAGTTAAAGACTTATACCCACAGGTTGATCGAGACAATCCAGAGTCTGATCCTGATGCAGCAATCAGTCATGCTGTATCGAAGACAATTGGTAAGGTTGCATCAAGTGACTTAAAAGATAGTATCACAAAAGATGCACAGAGTAAGTTCTTATTACAGAATGGTATTAGTGTTGGAATTACCAGTATCGTTTCTGATAATGGTGCTGGTCTTGCTCATACTGCATACTTAGCAGTTGAACATAACTTAAATTCAATTCTATCTGTTGGCATTGGATCATCTGGTGTTGGATATGGAGAGGGATCTGCAACAACATTACATGGTGCAAAACTTGTTGGAGTTGGACTTGGTAGCACTGCTGGTGGTGGTGCGACTGCAAATATTACGATTGATGCTCGTGGTGGTATTACTGGAGTCACGATTGTAAATGGTGGTGGTGCGTATGGTATCGGTAACTCTGTTGAAGTTGTTGGTGTCACAACTGCTGTTGGTCATGTTGTTGGTGTATTGACAGTCACGAATGTTTATAGTGGTGCTGATCAAGTTGTACAGATTGCTGGTATTCGTTCTGACACGAACTTAAAACTCAATAATACATTCAGAGTTACATCAACGCCTGACTCAAGACAAGTATCGTTTGCATCTACAGAAATAATTGATTTTGGTAGATCATTAGGAGGAAGTAGTAATAATATTACAGTTGGTGCTGCGATGTCTGATGCATCAATGTCATTTGTTGGCCCCGCAATTGGTGTCACACAGATTACATATGACATCACTACAGGTATTGGAACGGTTGGAACTGGTATTACCGCACACGGTCTACTCGCTGGTTCTAAAGTTAAGTTAGCTGGTGCTGGTCAGACTGTATATAATGGTGTATTTGTTGTTCAAGAGAACGTAGGACTTAACACATTCACAGTCAATCTTGGTGTATCGACTGTATCTGCACCTGATTTATCTGGAACTGTATTTGGGTTCCCTGGCGGATATTCATCAAATGATGGTGCGATTAGTGCTGATGATGAGAAAATTGGAAGTAGAATGTCAAACTTCTTTGTTGGAATTACTACAACACTCTCTGCTGGTATCACATCAACGTCATCCTCAATCAGTATTTCAGATGCAACCGCAAGTGGATTGAATATTGGTGACTACATCATGGTTAATGATGAGATGATGAGAATCAAAAACACATCAATTAATTCCGTATTCAGAGGCGTGTTTGGAACTAAGTCAACAAACCATGTATTAGGAACACAGATTAAGAAAGTTCGTGTAGTTCCTGTTGAATCAAGAAGAAATTCACTGATTCGTGCTGCGAACCAGACATTTGAGTATGTTGGATTTGGTCAAGGCAACTATTCTGTTGCTCTACCAGAGAAACAGACTAAGGTTCTATCCACAGAAGATCGTAAGTTGGGTCAAACACAGAAACGTGGTGGAGGACAAAACTTCTATACAGGTTTGAATGATGTTGGTGAATACTTTATTGGTAACAAAGTCATCAAAGGAACAACAGGTGAGGAAGAAATATTTGATGCACCTATCACAACTGTTACAGGTGAAGGACATGATGTTTATAAGACAGACACAGATGCAATCAAAGTCACAGGTGGTGCAAACAAAGATGTATTATCTGAGTTCAATGGCCCATCTATCTTCACTAACAAAGTAACATCAACATCTAAAGATGGTATTGAAGCCGTATCATTACAATTGCAAGGTGACGGTAAAGTTGCAAGAAAGATTACAGTCGGAATTGCAACACCATCAGTCGGTGGTGCTGCTGGAGATGTGGTTCTCACTACCAAACCATCAGAGTCTGGTTATGCTGGTTGGGTTTATACCACACAGAATACTTGGAGAAAGTTTGGTTTAGTATCTAAGGATGAAGATTCAGTGGTTGTAAGTGCTGATAAGATTGGCATTGGCACTACAAATCCAACTCAAGAGTTGGATGTTCATGGTAGTGTGAATATCACAGGTGTTTTAACTGCAACTACATTTGGTAATATCAATGCTGGAATCGTTACAGGAACATCATTCGCTGGTGATGGTTCTGCGTTAACAGGTGTAATTGGAATCGGTTCTGGTTTCGTGGTTCAAGATAGTGGAAGTGCTGTTGGAACTGCTGCAACTGTTAACTTTGGTGATAATCTAACAGTCACATTTGGTGCTGGTATCTCAACAATCACTGGTATTGGAACAGAGAACATCAGAACAAACACCAATGCAACCTTCTTACAAAACATTAACGTATCAGGAACAGTAACTGCAACAAGTTACGCTGGTGATGGTTCCGCACTCACAGGTATGGCTTCCACAGATAATGTGAGAACAGGTATCTTAGATGTCGCTGGAATCTCTACATTTAGAAGTAACTCTCTTGTTGGGTCAGGAATAACTCTAAGTCCAGATGGAAATGCATTCTTTA